ACAGGAATTCAAAATGACGGTCATAGTAACCAAGAACAGTTCAACAGCTTCCGCAGTCCCTCTTACAAGTGATTTGGTTCAAGGCGAACTTGCTGTCAATGTCACAGACAAGCGCATCTTCACAGAGAATGCGTCTACACAAATTGTAGAGTTGGGTACTAACCCATCAACCATCACTACAGACACAGCTACCGTTACCGGAACTTTAACCGCTAACGGTACTTTTGCATCTAGCAATGCAGTTTTGACAGGCGGCACAATCAACGGTGTCGTCATTGGCGGCTCTACGCCCTTAGCCATTACAGGCACAACAGTCACAGCTAACACAGGCTTTGTTGGTGGGTTGACGGGTAACGTCACAGGCAACGTAACTGGTAACGTCACAGGCAACGTCACAGGCGATCTGACAGGCGATGTCACAGGTAACGTCACAGCCTCTACAGGAACAACCACACTCAACAACCTCGTGGTTAACGGCACGGCAGACTTCACTAACACTAAGCTAGTTAACGTCACTACCCCTGTAGCAGGAACAGACGCAGCCAATAAGGACTACGTTGACACCTCGGTCGCGGCAGTCATTGACGCTGCCCCTGCTGCTCTTGATACGTTAAACGAACTAGCCGCTGCCCTCGGTGATGACGCTAACTTCTCATCAACTATCACAACGTCTATAGCAACTAAGCTACCTCTCGCAGGTGGCACTATGACGGGTGCTATTGAGATGGGGACGTCTAAGATTACAGGTCTTGGCGATCCTACAGCTAACCAAGACGCAGCTACTAAGAACTATGTAGACACCCAAGACGCGACTAAGCTAAGCACCACTGGCGGTACAATGTCCGGTGCTATCGCAATGGGGACTAACAAGATTACAGGTGTTGGCGATCCTACGTTAGCTCAGGATGCAGCGACTAAAGCCTACACAGACTCTATCTTAGGTTCTGCCACGAGTGCTGCTGACAGTGCTGCTGCTGCGGCTACATCGGCTAGTAATGCAGCTACCTCGGCTTCAAATGCAGCCTCTTCAGCTACAACAGCTTCTAACGCAGTTACCTCTGCGGAGCTTGCTGCGACTAATGCTGCTGCTAGTTACGACTCCTTTGATGATCGTTACCTTGGCGCTAAAGCCTCTGACCCTACGTTGGACAATGATGGCGATGCGCTAATTGCGGGTGCGACATACTTCAACACTGCTACAGACTCGATGAAGGTATACAGCGGCTCTGCGTGGTCTGACGTTGCCCCAGTAGCAACCTCTGTAACTCTATCGCAAGTCACAGACTTCCCATCACAGTCAGGTCAGTCAGGCAAATACCTGTCTACCAACGGCACTGTACCTTCGTGGGAGACTCTAACAACAGACCCGACACTTGGAACACTAACCAAGACATTCACAACTGGCGAGTCCTCTACAATTAATCTCACAAGCTCAGTGCTTGCGCCAGTGGTCAGTGTGACTAAAGAAGTTCCACAAACAGGAGTTACTAACAACAATTGGGATGTTAACTCGACTACAGAGAATTACACGCGGTTGAACTCTGCGCCTGCGACTAGCTTAAACTTTACTTTTTATAACATTGCTTCTGCTAGTTTTGTAGATAGTTTTTATGTAGGCGGACAGGAAACCAACCCTTTTGGTATAACATTTAACGCCGATGGCACAAAAATGTTTATCGTTGGTAATACTGGAGATGATGTAAATGAATATACATTATCAACAGGATTTGATGTGTCGACTGCCTCTTTTGTTACTAATTTTTTTGTAAATTCACAAGAGTCAACGCCAACTGGAATAGCATTTAACACCGACGGAACTAAAATGTTTATTGTTGGTTATGGAGGAGACGAAGTAAACGAGTATACATTATCTACTGGGTTTAGTGTGTCTACTGCCTCTTATAGTCAAAATTTTTCAGTATCTTCACAAGATACTCAGCCTGAAGATATAGCATTTAACTCCGATGGAACAAAAATGTTTATCGTTGGCACTATTGGAGATGCTGTTTATGAATACGCTTTATCTACAGGCTTTGATGTATCAACAGCATCGTATACTCAGTCTTTTTCAGTATCTTCACAAGACACTAACCCAACAGGATTAACATTTAGTTCAGACGGAAAGTTAATGTTTATTACTGGAGTTGCCGGTGTAGACACTGTTTATAGGTATTCTTTATCTACAGGATTTGATATTTCAACGGCAAGTTTTGTAGATAATTTTGATGTATCAACACAAGCGCCAAATACAAGAGCAGTAGCATTTAATAATGATGGGTCTAAAATGTTTATTGTTTGCAGTATAACCGATGACGTCCATGAGTACACTATGCCAAGTTCTTTAACACTCGGCACAGGCTCATTCGCCTCAGCAGACGTAGGCAAGACCATCGAAGCCAATGACGGCGCGTTTGTCTTAGCAGCCACAGACGGCTCTTATGTAGAAACCACAGCACCTACATCATACGATCAAGTCGCTTCAGGCTCTTGGGAGATGTACGGCGTTGTCTATAATGCTGCGGATGGGGATTTGCAGTTGAGTGGTATTACTGACCCTGCAACAACTTTTGATGTCTCTACTGCTGTTTACTCTCAAAGTTTTTCTGTAGCCGCTCAAGAAACTCTGCCAAATGGAATAACATTCAACACTGACGGCACTAAAATGTTTATTGTTGGCAATGCTGGAGATGACGTAAACGAATACACTTTATCAACAGGCTTTGATGTTTCAACAGCTACGTTTGTAGATAGCTTTAATGTTGCGAGTCAAGCTTCTTTTCCTTATGACATAGCGTTTAATAATGACGGCACTAAAATGTTTATTGTTGGCGCGATATCTGACGAAGTGCATGAGTATACCTTATCAACAGGATTTGATGTTTCGTCAGCATCTTTTTTGCAAAGCGTATCCGTTGCTGCTAGAGAAAACATTCCATCAGGTCTTGCATTTAATAACGACGGAACTAAAATGTTTATTGTTGGTGCGCAAAATGATGATGTAATCGAATACGTTTTATCTACTGGGTTTAATGTTTCTACAGCATCTTATTCACAATCATTTGACGTTTCTGCTCAAGGTTCTGATGCTGAGTCTTTAAGATTTAGTCAAGACGGAACTAAAATGTTTATTATATTAAAGGCTAATGACTCAGTTTATGAGTACGCTTTGTCTACAGCTTTTGATATTTCTACAGCTGTTTTTGTACAAAGTTTTTCTGTAGTTTCTCAGGAAACTAGTGCAAATGGTTTAGCTTTTAATGCTGACGGAAGCAAAATGTATATTGTTGGGGAAAACACAGACGCAGTCTACGAATACACCGTAGGAGCAACGTATATCCCAACAGGCTACCAACCAGTACACACCACAACCTCAATAGACTCTACCTACTGGACAGACATCAACTCTATGACGGCTGACCAAAACGCAGGTGACGGCAATGTCTACTACGCTATCTCCACAGACGACCGTACTACTTGGACTGTCATTGATAACACTGATGGCGAGAGAGACATTGTTCGTAACAACGCAGGGACTTGGCAGTACAACTCTAACGGCACATACGCTTCAGAGACTTGGACTAACGCGACTACGAATACAGAGTTAGCTGCGTTGGCTGAGGCTATGGAGGGTGCAGCAGCACCGCTAGGGTTTGGTATATCGTCATCATCTTTTGTTCAAAGTTTCTCTGTTTCTGCACAATCAACAGCTCCAAGAGATGTAGTTTTTAACGCTGACGGAACTAAGATGTTTGTTGTTGGGCAAACTTCAGATTCAGTACACGAATACTCTTTATCTACAGGCTACGACATATCAACCGCATCTTTTTCACAAAGCTTTTCTGTCGCTGCACAAGAGACAATTCCAAGAGCATTAGCGTTTAACGCAGATGGCACTAAGATGTTTGTTGCTGGCGCGTCCGGACGAGATGTAAACGAATACTCTTTATCTACAGGTTTTGATGTTTCAACGGCAAGTTTTGTAGATAGTTTTTCTATCTCTGCACAAGAGTCAAGCCCAAATGGCCTAACCTTTAGTACAGACGGCACTAAAATGTATGTCGTTGGCTCTACTGGAGATGCTGTTTATAAATACGAATTATCTACAGGATTTGACGTTTCGACCGCATCTTTTTCACAAAGCTTTTCTGTCTCTGCACAAGACACAAGTCCGAATGGAATTGCATTTAGCTCTGATGGAACTAAAATGTTTATTACTGGCGACGCAGGAGATGACGTAAACGAGTACACGTTATCAACTGGTTTTGACATATCAACCGCCAGTTTTACAACTAACTTTTCTGTAGCTTCACAAGACACAAGCCCAAAAGGAATTACTTTTAGTGCTAATGGAACTAAAATGTTTATTGTTGGCGCGTCCGGACAAGATGTAAACGAATACACATCAATCTCAAGCAGTTACTACACAAACCAAATGGACAAGACTCAACTAGACGCTGTTACAGACCCAAATCACATAGCCTTGGGTGACGATCTTGATCTATCCATTATCTTCAACATGACCAGTGGAACTACAGCACCTTCATCAGACGGTGTAGCAATTAACTACGATGCTAACGTGTTGAACAAAGGCGCTGTCTTGGGTACTGATTATGACTTTGATGCTCCTGCTCAGGACAAAGTAAGGGTTACAGCATTGGCAGGGAATAACCTAAAGGTTCGAGTGGTTTAACACAAGCAGTAGAGGAACAACAGAATGGAAGATCGTTTGAGCAGGCTAGAACAAAAGATTGATATGCTGTCAGAAGCTGTTGTTTCTCTAGCGCGTGTTGAAGAACGTCTAGTGACTGTGTTTAACAGGCAGTCACACATAGAAGCCAAGGTAGAAAACATAGATAACAAAGTTGATGAGCTATCTCAGGGAATGGTTAGCTCTAAACTGGTAGAGCGACTCATCTGGGTTATTATCGTAGCAGGCGTCAGCACTGCCTTCACTTTATTAGGAAACTAGGATGACTTATTTAGAATTAGTCAACAGCGTGCTACGTCGTCTGCGTGAGAATCAAGTAGAGACTGTAGCAGAGACGAGCTACTCAGCCTTGATTGGCGACTTCGTCAACGATGCTAAGCAGATCGTAGAAGACGCACACAGTTGGTCAGCGCTGCGTACAGGCGTTGAGGTTGACACTGTTGACGGTACTTCAGTGTACTCACTAACAGGCTCTGGGCAGGACGTTGAAGTCAGAGAGGCGTTGAACACAACACACAAGGGACGCCTCACAGCCAAGAACAGAACATACATGAATCGCTACTACAAGATAGGTACTCCTGCGATTGGCGTGCCTACAGAGTTTGCGTTCAACGGTGTTGACAGCAACGGCGACATTACAGTGCAAGTGTATCCACAGCCTGACAATGTCTATACGTTGTTCTTTGACGCCTTTGTTAGACAGCCTGACCTCACTGAAGACGCTACACGGCTTAAAGTGCCTCACAACGCTGTTGTACAGCTTGCTTTGGCTATGGCGTTACGTGAGAGAGGCGAGACAGGTGGTCAGTCAGCTGCAGAGCAGTTTGCAGTGGCTGATGCAGTGTTGTCTGACGCTGTAGCCTTTGATGCTAACAAGTACGACGAAGACACAACATACGTCGCTGTCTAAGGAACTTAAATGGCTCAACAACTACAAAGCATTACTATTACTGCTCCGGGCTTTGCAGGCATTAACACGCAAGACGCCCCGCTGTCACAAGAGCCTACCTTTGCTGCTGTAGCGGATAACTGCGTCATTGACAAAGAAGGCAGGATAGCGGCTCGTAAGGGCTATGAAATACTGAACGGCAACGATTTGCTAGGCTCTTCAGACGGTGTTGAGTCTATGGGTGAGTTTGTTGCTGCTGATGGTGACGTTACGTTTTTCTCCGCAGGCAACAACAAGATATTCTCAGGCGCTACCACGATGGTAGATGAGACTCCTGCAGCCTACAGCATTACAGAAAACAATTGGAAGATGGTTAACTTTAATGACCATATGTACTTCTTCCAACGTGGTTATGAGCCTTTGGTATACGCAGACCACACAGGAACTGTCGTGCCAATGTCATCACACGCACACGCTACAGGCACGCCTCCCGAGGGTCATGTGGCAATTGCTGCGTTTGGTCGCATGTGGGTTGCAGACTTTGAAGACGACAAGTCTACGATCTATTGGTCTGATCTGCTAGACGGTACAGCGTGGTCAGGAGGCTCAACAGGCTCTATAGACATCACTAACGTGTGGCCTACAGGGTATGACACTATTACTGCTCTAGCAGCACACAACGGCTTCCTAATCATCTTTGGACGCAACTCTATCCTTGTCTACGAAGGCGCAAGTAGCCCTGCTAACATGACGTTGACAGACACCATCTCTAACGTGGGTTGTGTCGGCAGAGACGCCGTAGTCAGCACAGGTAAGGACTTGATCTTCTTAGACGACTCAGGCGTGCGTAGTCTGTCTAGGACAATACAAGAGAAGTCAGCGCCCATTGGTGACATCTCTAAGAACGTTAACAACGATGTTAAGTCTTTGTTTGCTGCAGAGACTGGGGACATAAAGATGCACTATTCGCCACGACAGGCGTTTGTGTTGCTCAACTTCCCAGTGCTAGGCGTTACGTACACGTTTGACACACGCTTTCCTCTGCAGGACGGCAGCTACAGAGCTACAACGTGGTCGCACATGAATCCTCTGTGCTTTACAGAGACAGCAGCAGAAGAGCTATACATTGGTGTAGTAGACGGCATTGCAGAGTACAAAGGCTATGAAGACAACGACACAGCCTACCTGCTTAGCTATTTTAGCCATCCGCTAAGTTTTGGCAGCACGTCTAACCTAAAGTTCCTGAAGAAGATTAACCTGACCACCTTTGACGGTGCAGAGGCAACAGTGGTGTTGAACTGGGCTTACGACTACTCAGGCGCATACACCAAGCAAGCCTACACACTGCCTAAGTCTAATGTTGGTCAGTATAACATCTCAGAGTTCAACACAGAGGCTGAGTATTCGTCGTCTATAGCGCTCATCAATCGTCAGAAGATCAACGCTAGCGGACAAGGCACTGTAGTCGCTGTTGGTGTTGAGACGACTGTAGAAGGCAAGTCTATAGCAATACAAGAGCTGAACATTCACGCATTACTAGGAAGGATTGTTTAATGTCTAACTATACTAAGCTAACTAACTTTGCAGCCAAAGACGCGCTCGTTAGCGGTAACCCTGCTAAGGTAATTAAAGGTGTTGAAGTGGGTGCGGAGTACGACGCTATTGCTGTTGCGGTGAATAGCAAGGCAAACACTGCCTCACCTACGTTTACAGGCACAGCAACGTTTGACAACGTCACAGCCACAGGCACACTAACGCTGTCCACTGTTGACGGCGGTACATACTGATGCTGCCTGTCGAAGCCAAACAAGAGTTGATGTTAAAGTTAATTGAGGCAACGGCAGGTGAATACGGCGTAGAAGAGCTTATAGAGCTGTACTTCTTTATGACAACGCCGGACGAAGATGAGAAGCCTACGCTGACTGTACTGGGGAAGAAGTAAATGAGCCACTTTTCAACATCTTTTATTGCAGAAGCAGTAGAAAAAGGTTGGAAACTGCAGCAAGAACTGGTATACTATTCAGACCTTCTTGGCAAGACAATTGTTGTGCCTAAAGGTTACTTCACAGACTTAGCTAGTGTACCACAGATTATGCAGTTTGTAGTCCCTGTAGCGAATGCTAAGAACAGGAAGGCCGCTGTAGTGCATGACTACCTTTGCACACACGGCCAAGAGTTAGGGATTGTAGCAGATCAAAAGCAAGCTGACAAGGTCTTTAGAGAGGCTTTGCGTGCGTTAGGTTTGGGTAGGGTTAGATCAGCAGCGCTGTACTACCCTGTAAGGACGTATCAATGGATAACAGGATGGTTTCGATGAGAACACTATTACTAGCAATTACAGCACTGACACTAGCTAGCTGCTCACAGCTTAACAGCCTTGAGATTACAGCGGAGGACAACGCTATGGCCTGTGTAAAAGGTGCTACGTCAGCGACTTCAGGTGTGTTTGGAGGTAACGTTGCCGGAATTACTGTAGAGCTTCCTGCAGGCGTAGACACGTCTAACTGGACTGCAGAGGACTGGAAGACACTCGCTGAGCTTTGCGACTAAGGAGCTAGTATGTCTGATGTCATAATACCACAAAGCCTGTTTAGAGTTGCAGGCAGTCCAGTTGCTACAAGCGGACTAACTACTGCTGCTTCTGCAGCGCCTGCGTTGGCAGAGACAGCTAAGATGGGCTTGTTTGGTTTTGACCCTGCGTCTATAGCTTTTTCGCTATTTTTAAACAACATCCTTGGCAAAGAGCCTCTGCTGACAGAAACACCTATGACGCCTGAAGAGGCAGCTAAGTTTGCAGGACAGCAACGGATTAATACGGCTTTAGGCGGCGTCGGCGAAGGCGCAGGTGAGTTCTTGTTAGACGCTATCGAGCAAGCAAGAGCAGCTAACGTCACGCCAGAAGAAATTGCAGAAGCATTAAACACTGCTGATGACGTTACAGCAGGCTTGATTAACTTGACTGTTGGTAGTAATCAGCCGTTTGTTGACGTTTCTTCTGCAGGAGGCGGAGGCGGCGGTGGCGGCGGAGGCGGTGCTGCGACATCAGAAGAAACTGTAGACTTAACAGCTGACACTACAGCTAGTGACTTAGATGCAGCTGCTGACACAACAAGCGTTTCTATAGGCTCAGGAACGACCGCACAGGACGTTTTAGACTCAGCAGTGCAAGGGCCTGCCGCAACCTCTAGCGTCGCTCAGAACGGCTCTACGGGCGTCTCAGAGGGTTCTGCAACCGGAGACGACAGTGGAGTTAAAGCTGTAACAGGCATAGAAGGAGACATAGATACTACAGGTTGGGTTAGAACTTCAGAGCTAGGCGCTGATACAATGGTGTATGAAAATACCATTACAGGCGAGACTTTTGACATAGACATGAAAGACATAGAAAGCCTTCCTGAAAACGAAAAGAAAGCTATTGAGACTGTTAATAAAAAAACAGGGGCTGTTATAAATACAGGAGCTACTACAGGAACTACCACAGGGGCTACTAATAACAATCTTATAGACATTACAGGCAGTGGTTTGTTAACTATTGCTAATGTCTTAGACAGTTCTGAAGAAGAAACTGGCACTATGGGGCCTTTTCAAACGCAAGATGCTGCTGATAAAGCTGCAGCAGACGCTAAAGCCGCTGCTGACGACTTAGGCGACGATGACGACTTAGGCGACGATGACGACTTAGGCGACGATGACGACTTAGGCGACGATGACGACTTAGGCGACGATGACGACTTAGGCGACGATGACGACTTAGGCGATGGTGACTTAGGCGATGACGACTTAGGCGATGACGACTTAGGCGATGACGACTTAGGCGATGACGACCTAGGCGATGGTGACGACTTAGGTGACGATGACTTAGGCGATGACGACTTAGGCGATGACGACTTAGGCGATGGTGACGACTTAGGTGACGGTGACGGTGATGGCGACGGCGACGGCAGTGGCGACGGTGACGGCGATGGCGATGGCGACGGCAGTGGCGATGGCGACGGTGATGGT